ATATTGTGAAACTTCATCATCAAAAACATTACAAGTGCCTCTCGATATTGGCGTAGTGTTGTCTGACAAAGAAGGATCTAAATTGGTTGTGCTGGTTTGCTCATAAATAAAGTAATGATACCTACCAACGTTTCCCAAAATAAGCGAAGAGTTCAAAGGGTCGTCTACTCCTAATGTAATATCAAATAGATTACTTCTCTCTCTCGCTGGCCCTGCTATAGATACATCTTGACAAATCGCATAATACTTTACTTTTGTTTGGTCGTTCTGCCATTCAAATAAGTATACCGGATTTGTTATGGTTGTGTCTTCTGCAAGCGTTAAACCTACATTATCGTTAGTCGTTGCCTTCTGTAGATTCACTTTTCTTTTTCTTTGATTTAAACACGTCTAAGCCTAAGTCTTTATAGAATTTAAACATCTTCTTATCGTTTACTATTGTTTGCGTGATAGTCATTCCGTTATCCGCTTTCGCTGTCACGATACTACCAATACATTCTTCTCTTAACTCCATAATGTAAATATACAAAAAAGGGGGTTTACTCCTAAGAATAAAAACCCCTTTGTTATTATGCTATTGTTAACCCTGATACAACTGTTGAATCAACAGTGTAAGGATAGTTCTTTTCTTGTGATGTGAATCCTAATTGGTAACCGTTTTGTTCACCAACTAAAACACCTGTTTGAGAACCGTTAGTTCCTCCCATCTTTTCAGCTCCATTATCTAAGCCCATGATATGATAAATATCGTTTTGGTCTTGGTAGATAATAACTACTGGATTAGATGTAAGTAATTTAAGTTCTACATTCTTAGTGTTTGAAAGCTTATTCATCATAAAGCTCAATACAGTTTCTTCAAACGTAGTACCCAATAATGGGTCATGGTTCTCAGTTGTAACCGCTCCAGCAATATTCTTTTTAATCTCATATCTGTAAAAGCTTGTTGCAGCTTCTTGAGTTAATGATGTTACTTCTCCTGCTACTACTGTATTAGCTGTAATATTTACCCAAGATGCTATCAAGATAGAACCTTGTTTAATACCTCCAATGCTATCGTCACACTCGTATAAAAATCCCGTAGTCAAGGGACATGTCGCTACTGCCATAATTTTAAAGTTTTAAAAAAGGGGGACTCTCACCCCCTAATGTTATTAATTACGGTACTAGTGTAAACTCTACAATTTCGTTTCCGAATGCGTACTGAACACCTCTTTTGAAAGTAATATTCATCTTGTTTACTCTATCATCTTTTGAATACCATACATCTAAATTGTCCTCGTCAGAGTCTCCGTCCATACCTATGGTGCAGTTTGAGTCTCTCATAAGAATCATTCTTTCAGTTCCTGCTGCTCCAGGGAAACCTACAGAACTCTGTACTCTTACAGACGTACCATAAAGAACTTCAATACCGTCTTCACCTTTAAAGTGAAATAGGTTTGCGTTTTTAAGTGCAATTACATATTTCTTGTAAACTGAAGGCGGCATCCATAATGTTAAATCTGTTGCCTCTGAAATGTTATCTGGGATAGAAGACCACATGCCGTCTAGGATATCTAAAACGTTTGCAGTTGTAATTCCAGTTAACGCTGTAACGCCACCAGTATTACCATCTACAACCGTACCATCTGCATCAACGATAACTAAAAGCCCGTCATAGTAAGATAAGTTATTAGTAGCTGAAAGCAAATCACCTTGAACATCTGATATAGTCAACTGGTTAGCCATTGCATTCATTTTCTTTTCCATCCAAACTCTTTCGATATCTCCTGGAATTACTTCTTCTCCTGCAGCACCTTTTTGAACCATTGTTTGAGTCCAGAACCCGTTAAGATCTTTAGTACATAAGTCTTCGTTTACTTGGATAGCTCCAACTGTAATCGTTCTTTGTGTGAAAGTAGTCGTATCACTTCCTGTGCGAGAACAAGCATCGGCTTGAAACACTACATCAGTAGATAAAAACTGTAAGTTAGAAGAGCCTTTAATACCCGTTTGGATATTTGCTCTTTCTGCCAAACCTCCAACCGCTTGCATTTGCGCGATTAATGGGAAGTCTTGGTCTTCAATATAAGCCGCTAAGGCTGTTACATCAAATGCCATAATTTAATTTTTTGCTTTAATTTCTGTATGAAAATAATTCTTCGGCTTCTCTTGTCCGAATCTTTTCTGTTTAACCTCAGCAGGTTTTTCTTTAGGTTGCTCCCCTATCTTTTCAAATAGATTTAAAACCTCTTTCATGAAGTCTACCTTTTCAGCTTTCTCATCTGATAACGCTGTAGATAAGTCTTCAACTTGCTTACTGAATTTATCAGTCACCTTTTGTACTTCTTCAGCTACCGCCTCTTTAAATACTTTTTCAGTTACGATTGATTCAATAATTCTTTTTGCTTCTTTTACTTTATCATCCTCAGATAACTCTTCAGTAACTTCTTCCTCTTCTCCTTCTGGTGTATTTACAGCAGCGATTAAGCCAGCTTCTTCAACTACGATAATTCTACCGTCTTGAAGTTCATATTCACCTACAGGTAAAGGTTGAGCTATTTCGTTATCCATTACAACAGCAGCAGCTCCAACCTCAACAGATGGCTCTACCATAATCATTGTACCGTCTAATAATGCAATGTCTTCAAATTTTTCTCTATCAAATTCTACCTTTGATTCTGTTTTAACTTCTTCTTTTGTTACTGCTGCTTTAGCAATATCTTCAACTTGTGAATCTGTTAAATTGAATCTTTTGAATAGGCTTGATACTTCTTCTTTAAAACTCATAATTATTAATTTCTTTTGTTTATAATATTATACTAGATGTATTTTGTAACCTATTTAGAGTATTTCTTAAATATGGATTCTAATTGACTTACAAAATTTTCTTCAAATAATCCCTCTACTGAGAATCCTTTAAACGTTCCATCTAATACAGACTTCCAAACCTTATCGTCTTCTACTTTCATAGAGATAAACCAAGAACCGTCTGCCTCTTGATTGAATTTGTCTGGTGCTTTAATACCTCTCTCTGAGTCTATCATAAAGGATTCAAACACATAAACCCCTTGTTGAAATGCACCTGTTGAATGGTCTAAGTTTGTGTTCTTAGTTAAGCCATTACGCATAAAGTTTAAGGCAATCTTTTGAATTGCATCTTTCCTAAATACAACGTGATACTCTCCGCGCTGTTCATCTCTTCTAAATATTGGTAAGTCTGCAATCATAGCGTAGCCACTTACAATCCTTTTATCTTTTGATTCAACTTGAAAAGTTTGTTTAACCTTGTCAAATGCAATCCAATCACTTTCAATTGCGGGCTGGTCTACTAATGCCACTTGAAAATCTAATTGCTCCCCGTCTGGTATGTTTAATTCTATTAATTCCATATCTTATAATATTATTCTTTGTTAATTCTGTAACCTACCCAAATGTGGCCTGTGCTTCAATCACGCCTACATTCTTGATTCCTTCTGTTATCGCTTCTACTACAACTACCTGTTGTGGCTGTTGGTTTAATAAAGTACTCCCTTCTTGAACTGTGCTTAATGGTGCGGACTCTGTAGCTCCTCCTGCTGCATCTTCTATTGTTGCGGCATCACTTCCTCCACCCGTATCTATTGAAGAACCAGAACCAAGGATTTGAGATGCTTGCGCTACTCCTGCTAAGACAGCAGAAACCCCCGAAATAATAGCGGCTAAGTTTGCAGGGAATACTAACCCAGCACCAGCGGCAACCGCTGCCGATATACCTCTAGCCGTGTCTATTGCAACCTGTGCAAGTGCGAATGCTTTTTGTATCTTCTCTTCTTTCTGAAGTCTTCTAATCTCTGACTTAGTTAATTGTTCTCCTCTCTTTTGTTTCTCCTCTATTCGTTTAAGTTCTTTGCTGTGGAATATTGTATTAACACTCTCAGCTATTTTAACTAAGTTCTCAGCACTATCAATTGCAGATTGTACTTGCTCTTCTCTTTTCTCTTTTCTTTCCTGGTCTTCTTGTGCTTGTTTCTCTTTTGCTTCTTCTGCAAACCTGTCTCTTATCTCTTGTATTTGTGTTAATTGAGCCTCTTCTAATATAGCGGTATCTTCTCCGAACTGTATTGCTTGTTCAATTAGGCTAAAGTATTTATCTCTAACTTTGTTTTCTTCTTGATCTTGTTTGCTTAATTGAGAATCTAAGAAGTCGTTTTCTGCTTTTTCTTTGGCTGCTAAGAATTTGGCTAACTCATCTTTTTGTTTATCCTTAGATTCTTTGTCATTTTTAACTTCTGCATCTGCTACTTTCTTAGAACCTTTTAATCTAAATTCGATTAGTTTAGCATCTGATAACTGGACTCTTTGATTAGCTTTCTCTTGTAAGTCTGTAGCTTCTTGAAGTAGAATATCTAAATCAATACCCTGCCCTCTCATTTGAGCTTTAAAGTCTTCTCTTGATTTACCAGAAAACACAAACAAATCTTCATAGTACTTTGTCCAGCTTGCTATCTGTTCGGATATTAATCGCTCTTGCTCTCTTGCAAAGTCTATGTTATTTTGTAGCTTCTCTTCAGTTAACGCTCTTGAACTTTTACCAAGTAGGTTGTTAATCTCTATCTGAAAGTTTAAATCTTCTTCAGCGTCTTTGTGTGCTTTCTCTAATGCTTTACGCTCTGCCTCAATCTCTGCAAGTCTTTTAGTGTTTCTTGCGCTTATCGCTTTGGCGTCTGCTTTCCTTTGCTCTTCTAAAGCCTTCTCATTCTTTAGTGCGTTGGTTGCTCCCTCGTCTAATATTCCAAAGAACTCTAAGATAGGGCCGAACAGAATCATTATATCCCTGCCTAAATCACTAAAGAATTTACCGATAGATTGAACGCTATTACCTAATACAACAAACAATGCAATCAAAGCCGTTATCCCTGTAATGATTAACCCAATCGGATTAGCCTTCATTACGGCATTCATTATCTTTTGCATTGTAGTGGCCTTACCTGTGGCTACTGCTTGCGCTACTGTTGCCCTAGTAAATAGATTAGTCCTTATTGTTCTAATCTTTAAACCTATAGCACTTTCATCTGATAGTAGATTTGCAACAGATTGCAAACCATTCATAACACCCTGCACGGCTATCATCTTTTGAATAGTCTTTGTGACCTCTTCATTCTCAGTTCCCAATAAAGCTTGGACACTCATAGCAGTTTGAGCAGCCGCGCCCATTGCTTGAAGTGCCTGAACTCCTACCTGTAACCTAGGGAAATCTGCCGACATTGCTTTAATAGCAGCGTTGGCATTGTTCATCTGGTCTTTGTATTTACCAGCTTCAGCGGCTAACTGTTGGAACTCAGAAGAACCTACATCCCCAATCTCGGCCATTTGGTTCTGTAAGTCTCTTAACTTTTGTCTTACATCAAGGGTAACGCCTCCCGACTTCTTGATAGATTCGGACATTTTATCACCTGACTTAGCCGCCTTCTCTAAATCCTTACTAACCTCTTTTACTGTTTGAGCACCTTTCCCGCCCTCAACGTCAATTACTATTTTTACTTCTTCAGCCATTAGTAGTTATTAGTTACGTAGTTATCTATCTCCGCTTGAATCTCTGCTTTCTTCACTGTGTCAAATATACCAGAGGTTGGTAAATCGCTGCAAGTTGTTTGAGCTGTCAACCAGTTGCCTCTGCTTATTTGGTTTGAAAGTTCATTGGTATA